CAATCGCATTGCCACCTGTACCTGCGTTTGTGTTACCGACCATTGTCACCTGATCACCAATTGCACCGACGTTCGTCGCGGCAGAAACAACAATGGCTAATGTTGCAACCCCTGCTGCCCAGGCAGGTGTTACCGATGTAATACCTATCAAACCAGCAGTGCCCCCCGGAACAATGCGTTGTGCAATATAATCCCATGCCACACTTTGTTTAACGATCTCCCCCTGCAACCCCACTAATGAAGGGTCAATCGCCAAAGGAATTCGAGCCTGACTGCCCAATCTGTAAAACGATGCCGTCTGACCTGCTGAACCGACGGGAACCGGCGATTGCGGCGTGTTGACAAAAGAGGATGCTTGATTAAGAACCGTGAAACCGGTGATATTTGCCTCAACTGCGGCAATTTGAATATTTCCACCGAGAACGCCGCCCGATTTAACAGACTCAGTAATTGCCATACCACCCCAAATAGGGTACGTAATGCCGGTGACACTATTTACATATTGCACAATTGTTCCACCTGCCAGCAGATTACGCACTGTCGGGTCAGGCATGGCATCACCCTGAATATACCCGTTCGACTGAACCGAAAAGGAATTGGGTTTATTCGTTGTTGTGTATGGATTAAATACTAAGCCGCTCATTATTTAGCTCCTGTGCGAATTTCAGTTACCTTAAAGGCATCGGCTTTAAAGTCGCGCATCCAAGAAGAAATCGCTCCTTTAAATGTGCTGATTTGATGACCCGCAGGACTACGTGTCTTAATTTCACGTAGTCCGCCAGTATTGGTCACAAGGGGATTATTTGCCGTTACAACCGCATCTGCATAAATTTGTTTTTCAACAATATTAAACAGTACGTCATCGCGAATGGCACTTATATCCACATCTTTATATGCCGGACTGTGTTGTTTAAACTTAGCTGCGGCACGTTTGCGATAAGCCAATGGGCTTTCGCCCAATTGTGGGCGCGGGGCAGACGTTCCGAACGCACTTGCAACGGAATCCGCTTTTGCCTGACAATCTGCCATCATTTCAAAATCTTCATCAGACATGGCTTTTGGCAAACGGGCTTCGACTTCATCTATACGTTTTTTAATTTCTTCTTTTTCTTCTTTGGTTTCTTCTTTTTCTTCTTTGGTTTCAGCATCGGCGACAACCTCTTTCGGCTTGGCTTTTTCTTCCATGGAATCCAAACGCTTATGCAACGAGTCAACCGCATTCATCATCGCGTCGAATCGTTCATTCATTGCATCCATTTTCGCCTTTTCTGCATGCTCATCCATTTTCGCCCCTTTGTTATAACTATCCGAAATTATGCCAGCGGGGTCGCCCCCTTTATCCCATACACCCATTTCACATACAGCCACATGGTCAAGTAAAAACGGCTTCGCCTCTATCAAAACACTCACGTCACTGTCAACGTCTTTGATTATACTGTTTCCCTGTGGATTTAATAGAACTGCCGGTGATGTTGAAAGTCTGTTTTCTTGCATTAACCGGGCAGCATCCTCATCATAAATCTTTGCAATTCCCCAAACTTCCTGCTCATCGTGTTTCAAATAGGGCAAAAATATGGCACCGATGACACGGTTTGCAAATTCTTTTGATGTCAATGTAGCTTCGTCCGGATGTTGCCAAATCACGCTCAAACCATTACAGCGCTGTACAAATTCATCATTTATATAATGTTCTGCCGGACGGTAGGCCATTTCGTCAATTGATGGCCGATAGGCAACACCGGTTCCAGTAATTCTCATATTAAACAACCACATATTGCCAAAAAACTGGGGCGAAGATAATTCGCCAGACTGTATCTTTTTCGCAACATCTAGTTCATTTTGTGGCTCTGTGGCCACAATATCGTCGTTTTTTTGCAACACTTCGACAATCGGAACCGGATTCGCAGACATGCGCGTGTCAATCACATCCTCATCACTTTTCCCGACAAACTCTTCCCCGACTTTTTTGGGGATGCCAAGTGTGCTATGGCCTTCTGCTGCGGCATGCATTGCCGCACATTGTTTGTCAGATTCGCACGGCATGAGTCATCCTAAAAGTGTAAATTTTTGTTCAAAACTTTCTTTTTTTAAAAAATAACTACTGCACTCGTCATAAGTTACGTAATAATCGCCAATTTTTGGAAAATCACGAATTGTCGCTTCAGATTTAATTACCACTCGGGCATCATTTTCAAGCACGGCTTCACCACCTTCAACTGCCACTACTTTGTAAGCTGTGACAACTAGCGGGTTTTCCTGATACTTATAGCTCACTTATCACCCCTTTAATTAATTTCAATTGGTTTTTACCCTTTTTAGTCAGCATATCTTCAGGCAATTTCCCCAATCCGTAAATATAAATATAGTCACACCTGCAAAATGGCTCTTGTCCGGGAGTCGTCTGCTCATCCGTATAACCTTCGCCTTTATTCATCAATCCGGCAACGATTGCCCAATTGCCGCGAATCGCATATATCTTTTGATCCCGCTCTTTATGATCCTGACGATAATCATATCCGGGCTGCCGCCAATGCGAACGCCATTTACCTGCAATCGCGCCTGCCTCGGTAGCCACAATGTCGTTGATATTGCTCACTAGTTTATGACCCTGATCGATCATCACCCTGCGTTCTTCAAACGACATATTTTTTAATGATTTTGATACAGTTTCTTTAATCTCATTGGTATCTTCTACTTTTGATCCGCCCGGAGGTATAGATGTTGCCCACCCTTCAAAGCGGCGCAGTGTGCGCTCAATCATTTCCTCGCGATTCAATCTGATCAAATTAGCCGATGCGACAATGCGGCGCTGCAATTCTGCATGTAACTTCGGCTGAATCATATCTAAAACATAGGATTTAACCCCAAAATGACGTTTCAAAAGTTGTTCTTTACGCGAATTTTGATTGTATTTTGCAGTTAATGCTTTTCGCAATTGCTCATTCAATAATGGCAATGGAATTAATTTGTCGCGTATTGATTCAGAAATCAGTTTCACCCAATAGCTAATGCGCTCTTGAGAGTCATAGCCATATTTTTCAATATCAGCAATTGCCAATGTGATTATTTCAAAAAAAGTCATCAGATTTTTTCAACAATATCCACATTTTGATTTTCTGGCGGCGTATAGTTGCGCAACGCATTGATATCTAACAACAAAGGCTCTTTGAACAATATTTTATTTTCATTCAATGTGTTTGATAACCATTCGATCAACGTGGCTTTATTATCGGGATCGAGATTGGGCAGAAGAACAACCACGGCATCGATTGCCGCGCGTAATTTAATTTCGTCTACTTTGCACAATTCAGATTCAGGTTCAATCAATAAGCTCGGCCATTTGGCAACAAAATCATTAGACCAGTCAAAAAATGCTTTTTTATAGCTTATTTTTTTATATTCTGGGAATTGTGACTGAATTGTTTTATAAAATTCAGGATTCCATGCCCGATATTGTACAATTTTGTCAAAAAATTTGTATAAAGTCTGCATTTGTTCCCGAATTCCGTTGACATACTCCACGTTTTGTTTAGCGTCCTCAGTTCCTTCACCGAAACCTTCTGCAAATGTTTCATTGTTGATCATGTGCGCAGGCATATCTGCTGCCGATGCAATATTTTCCAGCACGTTTTTACGTGCAACCGTCAATGCCACTTCGGTATGATTCAAATCGAGCGACTCAATGCTCTCCTCCATGCCGATACTTAATACGTTGTATGTTTCAGCCTCTTTTAAAAAATTACGCTTTATTCCCATTTCCTTTTTCATGACTAAATCGGAAATACTTCCGGCTTGTTTTATTTTAGCCACAAGCACACCCGCTTTGCGCGTCACCATGTCGTCGGTAATCATGGATTGTATAAATGTTTTAAGGGGATATAACGCACGCTGATATACCGAACGTCCGACAAAGCCGAATGCCGAATTGGTGTAGCTGATGTAGACAGGCTCTTCATTCATAATCGTGCACGAGCGCGAACGATGGTATTTTTCGCCAGACACGGCAATGCCCCGGTGTTTTTGAAAATCCGGCGAATTAGGGTCTTGATTTAAAACAAGACTGCCTGCCGTATTTAACGGGTCGAACACACTAAAATATAAATCCAGTTTAAATAATTCAAATGGTTCAATCGCTTCGTCCGGTGCTATTTCCAGCGCACCGTAGGCCACTGAACCGATTCCATAAATGCGCGAAAGACGCATTACATTGAAAATGTATTTGTCTACGCCCAAGGCTTCCCACTCTGCCAGGAATGCTTTTCTGATCACATCCTCGGGGGAATTTGGCACATTAATATCGCGGGGCAGACTCATTGCAATTGCAAGGGGTTTCTCTGCCATTTTTTTGCCAAGCGGATGATAGAGATAAATTTGTTTGCATAATTCATAGCTCACATCGCAACCCGGCACAAGCTCATCACACATCAACAAGCGCTGCAATGAGGAGCCAAGTATTGAACAATTATTAATTTCTATCGTCGCCATAATTCGCCTGTCATGTCAGAATCCATCCGAAGCACCGAGTGCAATCATAATGCCGTATGTGAACGCATCAATTAAATCATCAGCACGCTTTGCCGCGTCCTTGTCGCCGATCCGATAGGAAGACACCTGGGTCAATAAGTGATTACGTGTTTCACCTTTATAATTAACCGTTTTGTCGTAAGCAAATGCCGATATTTTCACTTCTTTGCGATAAACTGCCCCCGATGCGCTAATTGCCCTGCCATCCTTACCTATGCCTGTCATATCACCTTTGACAGGCTGCGCAGGCCAGCCCATGCGTGCTGCTGTCTGATTCAACGTGATGCCGCTGCCTTTATCTTCAATAAATGCACCCGCCGAACCCATGCGGGATTTTGTATCAGCGGCCAATTTTTCCAACTGTGCAAAAACGTTCGGCAGCCAATTCACTAACAGATCGGAATTAATCTGAACAATATCCCAGTCCAGAATCGTTAATGGATTGCCGAAATGTTTTGAAACGCCCCAAAAAATAACGGCTGTTCCGTCATTGCCGGAGCCATCTTTCATGGCACTGTCAATCGTTGCAAAAACGTAATCGCAATGCAGCGGATATGCTACACCTTTTCCATCCGACAATAAATTGTCAATTGAAAAGAAAGCGATACCTGACCAGTCTACAAATTCCGCTAAATATTCTTGCTTAAATACTAACGGATGGGTGCGTTCCTGTATTTTTTGTAATTCATCAATGGCGACATGCGGATTAGCCGATGACGGGGCATGATGCAATTTAAAGCCCAATGCCGGATCATGACAACATTTATAAAAAAAATTATCCGGATTTTTACCGTTGGGGGTGGAGTAAATCGTAGCCCGCCCTTTTGTTGTCAATAATGTGGGTTTAATCGACCTTTCCCATATATCCAGCATTTGGCCATCTTTAGTAAATGCGGCTTCGTCAATAAACGTGTGATGGTATTCCCGGCCACGACCGGCTAAAAAATTATCGTTTAATGTCCAGAAGTCAATTTTCCCACCTGTTTTTAACTTGATCGTTCCGTCATTCCGGCTTGCTGTGGTCACAAGGGAGCGTAAAATCTGCCGCAAATAATCAAATGGTTCGGCCAATTGTTTATATTCCGGACTAAACAATCCTGCTTTATCACCGCGCAATCCCACCATGACCGCTTTGGCAATCATATCGGTTGTTTTACCAAAGCGGCGCCCGCACACCAATGCATCAAACCTTGACCGCTCTTTAAAAATAGCAAGTTGCCCACTGTGGAGAGTGGGGATAATAATTTTAATTGACATTTTGGAAAATTAGACGTACAGTTGTAAGCGTTAAATTCATTGACAATGGTGAGAAATGATTGAGATAACCGATAAGTACGGAAACGTGCATATTTATCAAAACCGAAATGGAAGAAAGTTAAATTTCGTCTGCATTGGCACTTATCCCGCACATGCCCCGACGGCATTTAGTTCGGGCAATGAAGAAAAACGCGACATTGTTGCTTGTACTTTAACTTTTCGGGAAAATGTAAAAATTATTCGACACCATATTAAACAATTTCAAGTTTTTGATCTTGAAATGTTTTATTACGATCAAATATGGATCGAATCTCCAAATTTTGACCATATCTTGTCCACTCTGGAAAAATAATGACGCAAAGCGCAGCATTCCCGATAATAAAAAATTATGTGGATAAGCCCTATTTTGATTCCATTTTTGAAAAATTAACAGAAAATATCGATAATGGCGACAAAAATTATGTGAAAATTTGAATAATTTTGAGAAAAATGTTTCAAATAGTTATCCCAAAGAAAATGAGTTTCGATTTGATATGAAGCTCCATTTTGACACAGGTGACATTCGAGTTAAATTGAAACGTCTTCAATCCGGTTTAAAACGTTTTTAACACCTGACCCTTATCCACCCCCTACCCTGTGAACACAATCGCCTTCCAGCCCCTTCAAATCGCTTACAAACTCATTCCGGCAATCCGCCAACTACCTTAATCGTCAAACTATTAGCATTTACCTGCTCATCAACTAAAACTTTGAAATATTTGGCAAGATTAGTCAATGCAACATCCTGATCACGCAATAACACCTCCACACCATGCGACGTTTGTTTAATGCCCCGATAAAGCCGTTTTGCCGATCCGGTCAAAAATCGTGTATCCCGGATGAATACGCGCTCAATACCTTCACCAAAGCACGATTTGCAATCCGCAACCGGCAATCTGTTGATCACGTATCCGTAACCCCCCTCATCCGTCGGCAATGATTTTTTCAAATCAATCGCTGTAGCCACAGCCTGGGCGTACTCGTTGGCGTTAATCCAGTGGTATGCGCCACCTATGCCATAGCAGTAGCGGCAATTGTTGCGCTGGTACTGAACAATGTCGTTGGCATCCCCACTTGCAATATTGATCCACTCTTTAACCACAGCGCCGCTGCTGAATATCGCATTTCTGGCAACCTGCCCCTTCAATTCTTTGATTCTGTTTTTAATTCGTTTCGTTTGTAACAACGCTGTTGCTTTTTTAGCCACAATTTCAGGTCCGAATGTCATTTCAGTAAAAATCATGTTGTAAGCCTGGACAGCCGACGATCCCTGAATAATTTCCCAACAGAATTTTTCTTCATCAATAGACGGTTCCATTCAGCACCTTTTTAAATTCAAATTTA